GAAAGTATGAACTACATTGCCGTTTGCACCCCTGCCCGTGACCAGGTTCACACCAATTACACCTACTGCATGGTGAACATGGTGGCCTATCACACGCTCAACACCACAGACGCGATCAGTCTGAAATTGATGCAAGGCACAATTATCCAAAACCAAAGGGCTGACCTTTGCTTGGACGCGATGGCCGAAGGCTGCACGCACATCCTTTTCATTGACTCTGACATGACCTTTCCGCAGGACATGGTGGGCCGGCTGCTTGCCCACGACAAGCCCATCGTGGCGGCCAACTGCGCACGGCGCAGGATGCCAACTGGCCCGACTGCCCAAAATTATGACGCCGAAGGCAAGCGCAAATCAGTCTACACCATGCCAGAATCTACTGGATTGGAAGAGGTGGGAAGCATTGGTACTGGCATAATGCTGATCAAGCGCGAGGTGTTTGAGGGCATGAGTGAGCCGTGGTTTGATATGCCGTGGCAGACCACACGGGGCTACATGGGTGAGGATGTGTTTTTCTGTAAAAAAGCGCAAGAGCTTGGATACAAAATCTACATCGACCATGATGTCTCCAAGGAAATCGGCCACATTGGGACATTTGAATTTCGCCATGACCACACCTGGATAGTCAAAGAGGAAATGGAAAAAGAGGCTCAATAATGGCACTGACAACCTACACCGAGCTAAAGACTTCAATTGCGGATTGGCTGAATCGTTCAGATTTGACAGCCACTATTCCCGACTTTATCTCTCTGGCTGAGGCGCAGATTGAGCGCACGCTGCGCACCCGTCAAATGCTGACCAGGACAACCTTGACTATTGACGGCGAGTTTGAGTCAACGCAATCTGACTTCTTAGAGACTCGGGCGCTGAAGTTAACCAGCACCAATCCAGTGACCCCATTGTCTTTTATGACGATGGATGCGCTGGACGAGGAAGCAACAAAATTCATTTTGTCCCAACGCCAGATGCAAGCTATACGGCAGAGATCGTTTACTTTGCAAAGCTGGAGAAGTTGTCTGCAAGCGTGGCGACTAATTTTCTTTTGACATCAAGCCCCGACATTTATCTGTACGGCTCACTGTTGCAGGCCGCACCATACCTGCAAGATGATGCGCGGATACAGACCTGGGCGACTCTTTACGAGCGTGGATTGAATGACTTGCAGGTGGCCGATGATCGTGGCTCGACTTCTGGCGGCAGTCTGTTGACCCGCGCAAAAACTTTTGGCTAAGGATTAAAAATGGCAGATACCACCACCACAAACCTATTGCTGACCAAGCCCGAAGTTGGCGCAAGTGCCAACACTTGGGGCGGCAAGGTCAACACAAACCTGGACACAATTGATGCCCTGTTTGATGCTGGCCCATTGCTGAAGGTGACAAAGGGTGGTACAGGTGTTGGTACAAGTACAGGCACTGGCAACAATGTGCTGTCAACCAGCCCCACACTGGTGACGCCAGCTTTGGGAACACCTTCAGCGGCTGTGCTGACCAATGCCACGGGTCTGCCGATTTCGACAGGTGTAAGCGGCCTTGGTGCTGGTGTGGCTACTTTCTTGGCTACGCCATCTAGCGCGAACTTGTCTGCCGCTGTGACGGATGAAACAGGCACTGGCGCTTTGGTTTTTACCAATTCACCGACCTTGGTGACGCCAGCGCTGGGTACACCATCAGCGGCTGTTCTGACCAATGCCACAGGGCTGCCATTGGCCACTGGCGTTACTGGCATCCTGCCGGTGGCAAATGGCGGTACAGGGGCGGCTACGGGCATCCCCTTGGGTAGTGCCGTTACGGGGACGCTGGCAGTAGCTAACGGCGGCACTGGACAGACCAGCTACACCGATGGGCAGCTACTGATTGGCAACAGCACCGGCAATACGCTGACCAAGGCGTCATTGACTGCCGGCTCTGGCGTAACCATCACTCCAGGTGCTGGGTCTATAAATATTGCGTTTACCGGCCCAGGCTCTGGCTCTGTGACCAGCGTGGATGTGTCGGGCGGCACAACTGGACTGACCACAAGCGGCGGCCCCGTTACAAGTTCCGGCACTGTGACTCTTGCAGGAACTTTAAATGTAGCCAATGGCGGCACAGGCGCAACGAGCTTGACTGCCAACAATGTCATTTTGGGCAATGGCACTTCTGCTGTGCAAGTAGTGGCTCCTAGCACTGCTGGCAATGTTTTGACAAGCAACGGCACGACTTGGCAATCGACAACCCCTGCTGCTGGATTTAGCACATCGGCAAACAACACATTTACCGGCACTCAGACCTTTTCAGGCACATCATCAGCCAAAGCCATTGTCCTGAACGATGCCGCTGAAGTTGCAACAGTCTCAGCCACAGCAGCCACTGGCACGATTGCTTACGACATCACCACTCAGTCGGTGCTGTACTACACCAGCAACGCCAGCGCGAACTGGACAGTCAACTTCCGCGGCTCAAGCGGTACATCACTGAACACGCTGATGGCTACGGGTGAGTCAATGACAGTTGCTTTCCTTGTAACGCAAGGCGCTACAGCCTACTACAACAGCGCTGTGCAGGTCGATGGCACTACATCGGGTGTCACTACTCGCTGGCTTGGTGGTGCGCCTACAGCGGGGAATGCCAGTGGCATTGACAGTTACCGCTACCTGATCATTAAGACAGGCAGCGCGACCTTCACAGTCTTGGCAAGCAACACACAATTCAAGGCTTAACCCATGCCATTACAAGCAACTTCTGGTGCGGCAAGTTATGACGGCTTTGGTGGCGGTGTGGCTGCTGTGCCTAACTACATTGAGGAAGTGTTCTCAACTTATCTGTACACGGGTAACGGCGCTACACAGACCATTACCAACGGGATTGATCTGGCGGGTAAGGGTGGGTTGGTTTGGTCTAAAGACAGAACTTCAGCCTATAACAACGCCCTTTCAGACACGGTGCGAGGAATTACTTTTCGGCTAATAAGTGATCTTACCCTTCAACAAGTTACTGGTGGTTTGGATTCAGTTAACTCAACGGGGTATGTTACAGGCAGTAGTATATATTCAAATAACGCTGGAGATAACTACGTCTCATGGACATTCCGCAAGCAGCCCAAGTTTTTTGATGTTGTGACGTATACGGGGACGGGTTCTAATACAACAATTGCCCACTCACTAGGTTCTGTTCCCGCTTGCATTATGGTCAAGCGTACAGATACAACAGGCGCATGGCAGGTTTATCATCGAAGTCTTGCAAACACTGAATACCTTGTTTTAAACACAACAGCGGCTAAAGCAACAGGCGCAACCAGATGGAACTCAACTACACCAACAAGTACAGTTTTTAGCGTAGGCACTGATGCTACTGTTAACGCATCTGGTGGCACATACGTAGCCTACCTATTCGCCCATGACGCAGGAGGCTTTGGCCTGACGGGTACGGACAATGTAATTAGCTGTGGGTCGTTTACTACTGATGGTAGTGGCCTTGCAACAGTCAGCTTGGGATACGAACCGCAGTGGGTTTTAATTAAAAGAACTAATGGCGCGGACAATTGGTATCTTAACGACAATATGCGCGGCATGGCGGTTTCAGGAAATCAGCCAAATCTATCACCAAATTTATCAGACGCAGAGTCTGCTGGTGGATATAACACATATCCAAACGCTACAGGTTTTACCGCCTCTGTGGGCATTGCATCCGCTGCCCATATTTACATAGCCATACGCCGTGGCCCGATGAAAGTGCCTACTACGGGTACGAGTGTGTTTGCGCCTGTGACAAGAGCTGGAACTGGCGCGGCTGTTACGGTTACTGGAGCTGCTTTTCCACCTGATTTTCTGTTCAATATTGACAGATTTGGAACAGGCCCAGCAGCAAGATACAACTATGACCGATTGCGGGGCGCAGGACAAACGGATTTAAGAACAAATAGCACTGCTGCTGAAGGTTCTGCTGGGGCTATCGGCGTTTCTTCCTTTAATATGAACGGATTTTCTATACCTACTTCAGGAGTAAGTTTTTTAAATGACGGTGCGGCTTCTTACATCAACTACTTTTTTGGCCGCGCCCCCAGCTTCTTTGATGAGGTTTGCTATACGGGGACGGGGGTTGCAAGGACTGTAACTCATAACTTGACGGTAGTGCCTGAGTTAATGATTGTAAAAAACCGATCTGCTGCTGACACATGGGCTGTCTATGCTGCTCCTCTTGGCGCTACTAAATATCTTGATTTGACTTCCACAGCAGGAGAAGCAACTAGCAGTTCTTTGTGGTCAGATACAACTCCAACATCATCTGTGTTTACTGTAGATGTAGGTTTCAGGGTAAATAGAAGTGGAAGCAATTTAGTAGCCTATCTTTTTGCCACTTGCGCTGGTGTTTCCAAAGTAGGCAGCTACACAGGTACAGGGGCCACACAGACCATCAACTGCGGTTTTGCTGCTGGTGCGAGGTTCGTCCTCATCAAGCGCACTGACAGCACTGGTGATTGGTATGTGTGGGACACAGCTAGAGGTATTGTTTCAGGTAATGACAGCTATCTTTTATTGAATTCAACTGCTGCCGAGGTAACAAGCACAGATTACATTGATACCTATTCTGCTGGTTTTGAAATAAGTAGCACAGCCCCTGCTGCAATAAATGCTAATGGTGGTTCGTTCATCTTTTTTGCGGTGGCCTGATATGACTAAAGACAAGTTCAAACAAGGCTACACACGCAGCAAATCGGATGCTAAACGCCGAGGCATTCAGTTTGAATTCACATTTGATGAATGGAAAACTTGGTGGCTTGAAACTGGAAAATGGGACAAGCGTGGACGCAAGGCTGGATGTTTTCAAATGTGCCGTACTAATGATGTGGGGCCATACAACCTTACCAACGTGTATTGCGACACCATTGAGGCAAATAGCCGCCTACCCCATGCTGGCGCTACTCGCCCAACGGAATGGTCTGCAAGGATTGGGGCTTCTTTGAGAGGTAGGCCAAAAACTAAAGAGCATTCCAAGGCTTTGGCTTTGGCAATGCTTGGTAAACAATACAGCACACCCGCTGGTGTTTTTCAAACTTCAGCAAAATGTGAACAAGCAACTGGTGTTAAACGAGCAACAGTTATGTGGCGATGCAAGAACAATTACCAAGGCCACTGGTCTTACGCATAAGGAAAACAAAATGCAAATCAGAATCAAAACATCCGGCGCAGTAATGTACGAGGCAGAGTTTCGTGCATACACAAAAGCAAGCGGTGGCCCATCATGGGAGACAACAACAACTGAGGTGCTAGAAGCCTTGGGTGCTGATGTAGTATTTGAGGGCGCACAAGCCTCTGGTGGCACTGTCTATCAATACTCGCAAGCCGCTGGTGTTGAGCAAGTTGACGGCAAGTGGTACACCAAGTATGTGCTTGGCCCTGTCTTTACAGACGGCGAAACAACAGCGGCAGAGCAAGAGGCTGCTTACAAAGCTGCCAAGGACGCTGAACAGGCTGCATCTGTTCGCGCCAGCCGCGATGCCAAGCTGTCAGAAACCGATTGGCGCTATCGCCGTGACCAGACAACGACACCCGAGTGGGACGCATACTGCCAAGCCCTGCGTGATGTGCCAGCACAGGAAGGATTCCCGTGGACAATTACTTGGCCAGTCGCACCATGACCGAAGACATAACCCATCGTGAAATCTACGACAGGCTGATCGCTGTCGAGGGCAAGGTCGATGCCCTGACAGAAAGCACCAAGGATGTCACCTCTGCATTCAATGCAGCCCAGGGCGCATTCAGGGTGCTGGAGACACTGAGCAAGCTGGCAAAGCCCCTGCTGTGGCTGGGCGGCCTGTTTGCGGCCAGTGCGGCCTTCTGGGATCACTTTAAGGGGCGGTGATGATTGACCCGTTCACAGCACTTGCGGCAATCAGCACTGCCGTAAAGCTGGTAAAAACTGCTGCCCAGACAGTCAAGGATGTTGAAAGCCTTGGCCCTGTTTTCTCTT